TTAGCAATGATAGATTGTTTATCTTGATAATCAAGTTTATAACCAGTACCTATTTTAACTAAAGCTCCTGCTTGTACTGCTTCTAAAATAAGAAGTTTAATTTCAAAATCAGGATCTTCTAAAGTTTCAAGTACTTGTTTAGGTTTTTCTTCAGTAGCTATTAAAATTTTATTTCTTAGTTGAGCATCAGACCATTTAGTAGGAACTGGTTGATCAAATAAAACTTTATATAAAGCTTCTTTCTTTTTAGGATTCTCTATAATAGATTTAACTTTATCATAAGCTTGCATTTTAACTGTAAGTGTTTTGTTTTCATCAAGAGCTTTCTCTTCAATATTAACAAATACATATTCAGTTTCAGCTAATCTTTCTTTAGCTTCTGAGTGTGTTAAAGCTACTTTAGGTGAGAGGGCTGTTAATCTATATTTAATATAGTCAATAGGACTAGCCATATTAAACTTAATACCATCTTTTTTAATCCTAACTTGATTAGCTATTTGTGCAGGCCATTTAAGAGCATCAGCTTGAGCATACACATTTAACTCATCTTCTTTTAAACCTAATTTTTTTTCAAAGAACTTTCTTTCTTCTTCATCTTTGAAGATATCTACATATCTTCCTGTTTGAGAATCAATGGGCCAACCTATAATATGTTCGCATCCAGTGATAATTGTTTGTGTTTCATGAGTTTTACTTTCAGCAGAGCCTTTTTGTTTAGCAATTACATCTAAGTAAACCAATTTGTTTTCTCCAAATGGAAGGAGATTTTTTAATCTGTAGTGCATTTTTATTTATTTTGTGTGTTTTAATCAGTGGTTTTTGTGGTTTTAGTATGTTAAAACTGGTGATGGGGAGGATGAAAAACCACAATAAAACACCCTCCCACAGTTCAACCAGCAGTATATTTAACTTAGATTTGGTAAGGAATAATCCTTGCAATCTTAGTTGGATTGTTAATTTGAATACCAGCAGTAGCTTGTGAATGCATTTCCCATCCATCTTTAGAGCTAGTAGCAGCAGTTGGGTCAGCAGCACTGTAACCTGGAGTATCATAAGGAGTTCTTAGACCAGCAATATAACGGTGAACTTCTCTTGAAAGTTGATTTTTAGGTCTAACAATTTCAATGTTTGGTTTACCATCTTTAGCATTACCCATTTCCATAATCAACAACTCGTAACTACGAGCAGGTAGATTAGAATTTGGATACAATTGAGAAGGAATTCTTGGATCATCAAAGAAAGGCATAACATCCAATTCAAATTGAATACCATTCAACCATCCATATCTTTTAAATTGTCCAGAAACCATCAAATCATTGTTAGCTCCTGAAACCCTATCTCCAGCATTGTTGTTAGAGAAAACCAAAGCTGTTTGGTCTAGGAATGAGTGCATTCTAATAAATGCTCCTTCACCACCCCAAATTCTAAACTTACGGTCAGATTGTTTAATTTTATTGTAAGACAAGGACATAAGAACAGCAGTTACATAATCCAAATCCCACAAAGTATTTTGATATACGTTAGATGGAGAAACTTGCTCATAAAAACCAGAACCTTCCATGATTGGGTTTCCAGAGATACCATCATGTTGATAAGTACCATTAGCAGTTTTATTCCATTTAGAATACATCAATTGGAAAGCTTTTTCAGTATCCCACTCTTTCAAGTAGTCAATAGTAAGCATATCCATCCAATAATCATGTAGATTACCGTTTTGATCTTTAAATTTAACTCTTTGAGCTTGATTGATTTTCATATCAATCATGTTACCAGGGGCTTCATACATTTTACGCATGTTAGACATCCTGTTATACATTTTGAAGTAACCATCATGACTTACATTACCACCTTTAACTGAAAGAGTTTGTTCAGTTGGAGAATAAAGTTTTGTAAAACGTGCTCCAGCAGCAAGTTCAGTAGCAGCAGGAATAGTAAGAGTTGGATTACTACCCCAAAGTTTAACTACATAAAGCCAGTTGCTACCATTAGCTACTGGTTCTTGTACAACTTGGAATTGGAAAATTTCAGGTTTGTTAGAAACAATTTTATCAGTGTTTTCAAACATTCTTACATCAAATTCCAATACAAATGTAGAGAAACCAAAACCTAAATTACCACTTGCAGTAGTACCAGCTTGAGCAGCAGCCAAATCAGTATAAACTGCAATTAGAGGGTAATTACGAAGGTTAATACCTTTCAAGAACCATTCATATTCTGAATCTTGATCAAGAGTTCTTTCTGGGAACTGCCCTAAGAATTTTTTATATTCATCAGCGTAGTTAATAGCCATAATTTCATCTACAAATTCTGTAAACAAAATACGGTCTCTACCCATAAGATAACCCAAGTGATTTTCTTTGGTCATACCTGACCAACTTTTAGCTTGGGTAAGTTGTAGTGCGGAAATACTAGTTGCCATTATTTAATATTATTTTTTTAGTTTTGACATAATACTCTTTAAAGAGTCAATTGAATTTAAATTTTTACTTATTTCAGGTGATTGTACAGAAGTAGAAGAAGGTTTAGAGTTGTCAATAATTTTTTCAATCTTTTTACTTACTTTAGTTTGAATAGTTTTCTCAAGTGTTGAAAAATCAGTTAAGTCTTTAGTTTCTTCTAAAAGCCAATTAATTTTAATTACATTTTTAGGTTCAGATAAAATAGCCTCAAGTCTACTTACAGGTCTGTTACCCATATAACCAACAGGTGTAGTAGCAGATCTAAAAATCTTTTCTTGCTCTTTTTGATTAAGAGCTACACCAGGTATAATTTCTTTAGTCTCAAAAGTTAATTTTCTGAATGCTTCATAATTTTCTTTAGCTTCTTTTTCAGCTTGTGCTCTTTGATGTTTAGTTAATTCAACTAATTCATCAGCTTTTTGCTGTTCAAGAACTTTAAGTTCAGATAATGCTTCTTTGACATCTTCAACCTCTCCTAATTCTACTTTTTTGTTGACTTCTCTGTTAATTCTCTCTTCTGACCATTTAGGTGCAGTTTCTCGGAGATAAGCTGTAAGAATAGCTTTTTGTAGATTTACATCTTCATCTACTTTTGACTCATCTATAGAATTGTATCTAATTTCATTAGATTTAATGTTGATAAGTTCATCAAGAGGAACACCTTCCTCCCAGTTATCCATCAAGTATCTTAAAGTAGGATGGAGAGATTGTTTATAAGATTCTAAAGGACCTTCAAAGAACTCTTGTTGTACAGCTTGAATAAACTCTTCTTCTGTACCAGAAAAATTTTCTAAATCAACATTAGAAAAAATTTCTTTATCTTTAAGATAACCAGCTAAAGCTTTAAATGTATCTTCTACACTAGCTTCAGCATTGCTATCTTGTTTTTTATTTTTATCCCCCTCATGTTTAGGAGTAGGATTTTCTTTTTCTCTCTCTTCTAAAAGAGATTCAAATTCTTCTTCTTCAATTGAACTAATCCCTTCAGTTAGACTAGCTATTTTAGGATTAAGTTCTATTTGTTTATCAACAGAACTTTCTTTTGAAGAATCATTAACTTGAGATTCTTGTGATTTTGAATTATCAACTTTAGATTCAACAATTACTTCATTATTATCATCTACAGCTGACAGTTTACTTAAGTCAAACATAATTAAATTGTGATTTATGATGTAAATTTATAAACTATAATTAATACATTAGTTAAAGTATTAATAGTTTTTTTTCAAATTAATATAGCTAATTTTGTTTTTAAATACTTAATTTAAATTTAAAATTATTTAGTACTATTAATAAAAATATTTAGAGTTAAGCTAAATATTAGCTAATTGAAAATGCATTCCATCTTTTCTAAACCAGGTTCCACCCCAATCAAAACCTGCATCTGTAAAGCATTTTACAAATTCAGGACTTAAAGTAGGTTGAGCATTTAAAGCATTCCAAGCAGCATTAACATCAATAGCTATTCCCCAGCTATGTAAAGACATAGAATTTAAACCTCTTTTCTTTCTAATATTAAAACAACCATCAAATGTTTTTAATTCAGATACTTTATTTCTAGTAATAAGATTTTGAATAGCTTGTTCAAGAGGTTTTATAATGTCTTTATTGCAATAAAGTTTTTTAGGTATTACACCAACTTCTAAATGAGAAGGTATATCCCATACTACCATAAACTTTTCAAGTTCAGGTTGTCCATATTTAGCTAATGCTTGTTTACTACTAACCATTGTTTCTATTTCTAGCGTTAATAAGAGCTACTTGAATATCATTTTCCTGATTATCTCTTTCTACATCTAACTTTTCTCTTTCAAGTTTCATTTTATCAGAAAGTTCTTTTGATTTTAAAGCAAGCTCTTTTGATTTAAGATTAGTTTTAGTTTCTTCTTGTTTCATCTTAGCTTGATGATCAAGATTTATTTTAAGTGCTTTATTTTGTTCAGCAAGTTGTTTAAGAGCCATATCTCCAGATTCATCAATAGCAGAAGGTTCTGCATTAGCATATCCTAATGCTTGTAGTTCAGCTACATAAATTCTTGTCTTAGATTCAGTATCTATTTTATATTTCTGAAGCTCATACTCCATTTGTTTAAGTTGCAACTGTTGACTTTGAAGTTCTTTCTCATGCTGCATTTGCCTTTCTTGAGCTTGCTGTTCTCTTTCCATCTTAGCTCTTTCAGCTTCTTCAATCTTTCTTTTAATAGAAGCAGTAGAATCATTAGAAGCTATATCCATAAGTATTGTAGGACTAACCATACCTGTTTGTACAGACATACCTATAGCTTGTTTAAGAGATTCTAACATTCTAGCATCATGTATACCATAACCTACTTGAACATTATAATCAGCTTCATAAATAACTTCAGGATCCAGTTTAACAGATTTAATATAAGCATCATCAGTAACATACTGAATCCACTCAGCTCCATTTTTAACACAATGTTTAGCAGCTTCTAAAAGCATTCTTAAAGACCTTAATTTAACTTCTTCATGTATAAAGAAATAAGGTTCTGTAATATTACTAGAAGCTTGCATCTGCATTTGAGTAACACCTAAGCCATCAGGAGTTTTTTCTCCTCTTCTTTGAGCAGGTATTCCACAAATACTATCCATATCAGATTCAATCTCAATAAGTTCTTTTCTACAAATTTGTAAAAATGTAGCATCACCTATTTGAATATCACCTGCTTGACCAGACATAGTTCCAGCAAGTTTACCTTGACTTTGACCTTTTTTACCTTCTTTAAATGAATCAGATACTTTCCAACCCATTTTAGAAGCAAAATATACTATTTGGTCAGGAGACCATTCATCAGGAATACTAGCTAAATCTAAGTTAGCTACTCTACCAATATACTTAGCAAAGGCATCATTAAGTTTATATTGAACTGCATTATACCTTAAGTTATAGTTTCTCATAAGGTCATATAAACACAAATCTATTTCACAACCAGCATAACCTAAAGAACACTCTGAAATATTATCTAATTTTCTATACTGTAATTTTCTAGGTTCTAGCTTAACAAATATATCATCAGCTATCCTAGTACTTTCATAAACTTCAGTAATCCATTTCCATTCAATAGTTTC